TATTGAAACCAATGGCGGAAAAGTATTCTCAACTAGTACAGACCAAATAGGTAATTTTAGAGTTGGTAATTTCTTTACTGTTAATGCGTTAACTGGTGCTATAGATCTACAAGCAAACCAAATTAACCTTGGTGGTATTTCAGCCATAGGTCCGTTTAGAAGAAACGGCATTCCGGTAGGAGTTGAATTAAAAGAAGTCAGTGATAACAATGATTTAACTTCAAGTCTTGGTGTAGCAAACAGCAATACAGTACCTACTCAAACAGCAGTGGTTAACTATGTAGAAAACAGATATCTCAACAAATTGAACGGCGGCACAGTCACTGGGCCAGTTGAAATAGATGACGATACACTATCAGTTGATGTTACAACCGGTGCGTTGGTTGTTAATGGCGGCGTTGGCATTGCTGATGATGTTAATATTGGCGGTACACTTGATGTAACAGGTGCAGTTACTTTTACAGAAGAATTAACAGTGCCAAGTGGTGGTACTGGAAACACAACCTTTACACTTTACGGTATTTTGTATGGTAACAACGGCAACGCTATTCAAGTTACAGCAGCAGGTACTTCGGGGCAAATATTAAAAGTCGGTAACGATGGTATTCCATTTTTTGGAGATCCAGATGGCGGCCCATATTAAAATAAACATTAACTCCTAGATAAATAATTACAGTGATTGCTATCACTGTAATTATTTGGGCGACTTCGGTCCTGACCCGTACCTATATAGGAGTTTATCTTAATGTCTTCTACTGTTATTAGACACAAACGTTCGTCTGTTTCTGGCAAAATCCCACAATCATCTCAATTAGAATCTGGTGAATTAGCAATCAACACAGCAGATGGTAAAGTCTTTTTATTAAAAGATGACAATACAGTTGTTGACCTAACACAGGGAATTTTTCAAAACAATACCAGTATTACAGTCACAGACGATAATGATAGCTCTCAAGGTATTGTTTCTATTGTAGTTGATGGTTCTGAAAAAGTTAACATAACTGATGCTTCTATAAACTTAAAAGACAGTGTTGTTATTGAAAACGAAAACACACTAACTTTTAAAGAAAGCGTAGGCGGTGGACTAGCAGGTGTTAGTATCAAAGCACCTAACAACTTGGTTTCTGGATATTCGTTAACTTTACCTGCGGGTCCGGGTGTAGCAGGATCCTTGCTCTCAGTTAATGGCAGCGGAGAATTGTATTTTAGCAGTGCTGATATCTACGGTGGAAAAAGTATATTTGTTAGCTCAGAAAATGGTGATGACGCAAATGACGGTATAAACCTTCCAGTTGAATCATTGAAACGTGCATGTCAGCTTGCATCTGCAATAGTTTACAATGCAGACAGCACTATTAATGGAACAAGAGTAACTATCAAGGTTTCTGCTGGAGACTATAGCGAAAGCAATCCGGTTATTATTCCGGATAATGTTATTGTTGTAGGCGAGGGTTTAAGAGGTTGTATTATAAGACCGTTGAACGCAAATCAAGATATGCTGCGTGTTAGAAACGGTTCTTATTTTTCAGAATTTACTTTTAGAGATGCAGTAGATACAAATTTTGTTCCATTGTTTACATTTGATTATGGTGTAGCCTTTGACGATCCTGCGGATGCTACTGTTAGTAGAGACGGATACACATACTTACCGGATACAAAGCCTACTATTTCATCATCTCCGTATATTCAAAACTGTTCGTTAATATCGTTCTTGGGCGGCAACGGTGTAAAGATAGATGGTAGTAAAGTTAATTCGCCAAATATTCCAAATATACAAATTGAAGTTGAAAATCCTGTTGTGGGTCCAGCACCAGAACAGGGAAAATCGATGGTGTCCAATGCTTTCACTATGCTTTCTTTTGGTGGTACAGGTTGGCGTTTGGTCAATGATGCATACGCTCAGATAGTTTCGTGTTTCCAAATCTTTATGCTTAACGGAGTTTATACACAAAGTGGCGGGTACTGTTCTATCACCAACTCTGCTACAAACTTTGGTTTGTATGCCCTAAGGTCTTCTGGATATTCTCCTAAAACTTTTAAATTTGACAGAGGCTTTGTATCTTCTACTGGTGTTAGCAGCGGCGCACAAACAATAACAGTGGTTGGTGTTAACAGAACTGCTCCTGTTGAAGAATTTGTTTTACGTGTTAGAGAACCAGAATATAAGATAGCTTATGACTTAATTGAATCTGAAAAAAATACCATAGCCGATGATACAATAAGTTGGATTAATTCACAAATATCTACTGCAACTCCTGGATCATTGTGGTATAATTTTACATACACTGAATCTGTATATCGTGCAGCATTTTTAATCATACTTGATGCAGTTGCAAATGACACCTGGAGCACTGGAAATACTGCAACTCGACAGGTAACGTTGTCTTATTTTTCAAATAGACTTGGAGATAGTTCTAGTTTAACAATCAGTGAACAAGAAGACCAATTTACTAGTGCAATAGAACAATTAAGCGTTCATACAGCAGGGTCATTATCTTCGTTAGACAGTACAGTACGATCGTTTGTTGACGAAAAGTTTGATTTAATTAAAAATGGTATTTCTGAACCTAATACTATTCCACAACCGTTTGAAGTATCATCCGAAGGAGATATTTCAAACAATTATAAAAGTGTAGGAACAGAAGTTACTTTTAATGCAGCAACAAATGTAAATGCTACAGTTAATGTTATCACCATCAACAGTCACGGGCTTGTTAATGGCCAGGCTATTGTATATAATAATAACGGTAACCCGTCAGTACCAGGGCTAGACCCTGAACAAACGTATTATGTAAAATTTATTAATTCTAACGAATTTAGCTTAACATTTGATGACAGTTTATTATACGATGTTGACATAAAATCAACTAGTACAGGAACTCACAAGTTTGTTTCAAACGTGTTGGAATTTTTTATTAATGACATTCTTTCAAGTCATAATACTTATCAAACACTTATATTGCAATCTGGTTCAGAATCTTTTGAATTTATTCCTGGCCGATCGATTACTGGTACAACTGGAGCAAGCAACAACAGCGCGATAGTTTATAGCTGGAAACCTGCCGATCGAGAACTTGTTGTTTCTGTTGAATTAGTAACTGTAGGACAGTCGACTCAACGAGTTCAGTTTAATGCAACCAGCGACATCGACAGTGACCATAGCGTTGTTCCTAATACAAATATAGGCGTTAACGAAACAGCCGCAAAAACCGGACTAAGTACTTCTACATTTACTGTAGGATCAACATTACAAGGTGGAGTATTAACTAACTTAGTTAATCTATTAGAAAAGCAAATATGGTTCCATAGACCGTCAGTGGTTAACAGTTCGTCTCATACTTGGGAATTTGCAGGGTCAGGAACTGACTATAATGCGTTACCTCAAAATGGTGGAAATACTAGAGAAGAGTATGAACAATATGAAGAATTACCGGGTAGAGTTTATACTTCGGGTACTAACGAACTAGGTGACTTTAAAGTTGGTAACTTTATTACAGCTTTTAACCGTACTGGCAATATTGTATTTAGAAACAAAGTTACGGTAGACGAACTTGACGTACTACGTCTTGCATTTTCAGACATAGTAATTGAAGAAATATCAACTGATGTAAATCTTGGTGACGACGAGCTCGGAGGAGCAAGTAATTCACGTTTATCAACTCAGTTGGCAATGAGAAGTTTCTTATCAAATCGTCTTGGTGGATTTATTGATAAAACTGTTTCAACAGCAGCAGTACCTGGTGCAATTGTCCAATTAAACACCAACGGACAGTTAAACGCTGAATTAATTCCTGCAACAAGACAGTTTACCAGTACTACCACCAATGGTTATCTATCTAAGTTGCTTCAAGTAGACGAAATTCCGGCAGTAGACTTAAAAGCAGGGGATATTGCCACTGAAGAATATGAACAGATAGAACTTACACTGAGTGGAAACATTACCGCTGCCGATGGTGATACGATTACTCAACCATCTACTGGTGCTATCGGTTACGCAAAAGGCAATTATAGTAACAGCCCAACTATTATTGTTGCTAGTATCAGCGGAGAATTCAAAGCCGGTGATGACAGCACCGGTACCGATTTTGATACCGCAGGCACTATATTTGTTAATGCAGTAAGCAGCGGAGTATATCCTTCGAGTCTTGGAACCAGCTCGGCAATCATTGAAAACTTTTTCTTGAAATCTTCGAACACAAGTCAATACTTGGTACTTTCCAATGATGATAGTTATACCTATACTAGTGCATCTATCAGCAACGTTTCGAGATCTACAAACGTTGCTACAATTACCACTGTTGGTAATCACGATTTGGTAGCAGAAAACCATGTTCAAGTTATTTGTACTTCGGACCCAACATTCACAGTAAATGCAGAAGTTATTTCTGCACCGACCCTAACTTCATTTACTATAGCCAATGCAGGTTCAGATACAGGTAGCACTGCGGCCACTGGTACTGTAAGAACTATTGTATCGAGTGCTGACGGAAATGCACAAGGTGCAGTAACTGAAACAAGATTTGGTGTATTAACAAATGTTGACAATGCTAATATAACCGGAGGATCGGGATATACACCAGCAGCTGGTTCAGAGACATACGAATTTGTTGCGTTAACAACATTAACTGGAACAGGAACAGGTGCATATGCTGATATCACTGTTACTGCTGGGCAAGTAACTGATGTGGATCTAAGACGTGGAGGAACTGGGTATGCTATAGGTGATACAGTTTCTGCAAGTGCTGCCAGCATCGGCGGCACTGGATCAAATTTTGAAATAGAAGTTATTGCTATTGAAAAACGTGCATATGTTAACATACTTGGCGGCGAACTTTTTGTAGCATCTGCTTCGTCAGTCGATTTTGTTGAAGATAACACTGCTCCTGCTGACAAAAAAACAATTACACTAACCACAACTGTAAGCAAAAACTTTCTTGCAGGTGATAGCGGATCAGGCGGCAACGTAAACTATACTACAAATCAAATAACAATATCGAGTCATGGTTTAACCAACGGCGACCCTGTAAAATACGATACACTCGGCAACGTGGCAATTGGCGGCTTAATAAACGGATCGGTTTATTATGCAAAGTCAATAGATTCAAGTACTATAGAATTGTATGAAGATTACTCGTTGCTTAACAAGATTGAATTCTCAAGTACACCTGCAAACAACAATCACAATATTACACGGTTTACTGTAAACATAATAGACAATAGTGTGTTAATTCCAGCACACGGATTTACAACCGGCGGCGCAGTACGTTTTGAAGGTAATGATCTTTTTGATATTTCTGGTACACAAGTTGAATCAGGAAGTAGATTCTTTATCGGTAGTGTAACAACAAACAGCTTTACATTGCATGAATTGAGATCTGAAGCACTAGCAAGTATAAACGGACTGGTAACAGGTGCAAAAAATATTGATGGTGTTGGAACTGGTACAGCAATAATTTATCCTCAAAACGTAAGAGTCAATTCTGTAGTCAATACAAGCTCTAGAATAAAAACCAATTGGAATAGTTTAACAGCTTCAAACATTGACGCAAGTAACATTGTGTCTGGTACAATTTCACCATCAAGATTAGCAAGTTCTGGTTCTGCAAACACAGATACATTCCTTAGAGGTGACAGCAGTTATCAGACTGTTGTACAATCAATTAAAAAAGCAAACACCACAGATAATCCAATAACTCTCACTGGATCAAGTGTTGCTAACGAATTCTACGGAGATCCTGTAAACATAGGAATTGCCAATGTTGATCTAGATGTAGGTCAATCTTATTCAACATTAGGTGTTGCAAGATTCCTACAAAGTCAGTTTGATGTCGATGTCAATGCAACAGGGCAAGTGTTTATTAAAAGTGGTGTAATTGATGCTGGAACGCTTGACAGCCTTGACAGTGCTTATTTTCTAAATCCTGCTAACTTGACATCTGCTGTTCCTGTAAACAGAGGCGGAACAAATTTAACAAATTATGTTACAGGAGACATAATTTATGCTCAGTCGAGCGGTACACTCAGTACATTAACCATTGGTAGAGCAAGTTCATTTCTTCGTTCAACAGGTACTGCACCTGAATGGAGCACTGCACTTGAATTAGCAGAAGGATTAGATGTTGGATCTGCAAGACTTTCTTCAAACAGCGTTGGTACAGGTACAGTTTACAATGACAACGTTACGTCTGTGGAAATAGGAAGCAATGCAGAAACTGTTAAAATAGGCAAGAGCACTGCTACAAGAACACTTACATCTTTTGTTTCGGGCTATGATGCTTCTATATCAACTACTGTTGCAGTAAATCTTGCTAGCTTTACTGCAACCACAGATGCAACCACAGCAGGTGGAACAAATGAAATTCCAATAGGGTCAACAGCAGGCATTCTTTACGGTATGTTGGTTTCTGGCAGTGCTTCAATACCAGCCAATGCCATTGTAACAGGTGTTACAGCCGATTATATTTACATAAGTGCAGAAACCGTTGGAACTATTGCAAGTTCAACAACACTAACATTTACATACACACCGTTAACATTGGGTATTAGAGCTGGCGACACTATAAACATAGCCAGCAGTGGTATAACTAATCTTGACGGACAATGGCCGGTGTTGGGCGCAACATCAAATGCCAATAGCTTTACTGTTTCAGTTGCATCAGCTGTTACAGCCAATCCGGCCAATCCAGTTTCAGGATCTATAACCAAAGATAATACAATACTGTTTAGAAATAGAAATGTAATTTTTGGCAGTGCTGAAGCCAGTGCAGCACCAGTTGCTGCAACGCTTAAAGGCGAAAGCGGCATCGGCACAAACGTAGCTGGCGGCAATTTTATAATTCAAGGTGGTCTAAGCACAGGAAATGCAACCGGCGGATCTGTGCTTATCAAAACAGGACAAGTAGGGTCTTCAGGAGTAGTAGAACAAACATCAACTACTAGATTGACCATTGACACCAGTGGTATCTCAACATTTACAGGTGAAGTTAGAACCTTTGGTACCATTAGAAGTACAGAAACCACAGCAAATGTGTTTAACACTGTTTCAACTACTGTAAACGCATTTGGTGCAGCAACAACACTTTCGATAGGTTCTGGAACAGGAACTACTACTGTTAACAACAACTTAACGGTCTCTGGAGATCTAACTGTTAACGGAACTACAACCACAGTTAATTCAACTACAATATCAGTTGATGATAAAAATATTGAAATGGGTTCTGTAGCAAGTCCTAGCGATGTTACAGCAGACGGTGGCGGTATTACTCTCAAAGGTACCACAGATAAAACTATTATCTGGGATGATTTAAATGATAATTGGACCAGCAGTGAAAATTGGAACCTAGCAACAGGCAAAGTCTTTAAAATCAATAATACATCTGTGCTTAGTGCAACAACACTAGGATCTGCGGTTGTTACATCCAGTTTGACCAGTGTTGGAACCATAGGAACTGGTACTTGGCAAGGCTCTATTATAGCCGGTACATACGGCGGAACTGGTGTAAACAACGGAACCAAAACAATAACATTGGGAGGAAACTTTGTTACCAGTGGTGCATATTCTCTACAATTAACTGCAACAGATAATACCAACGTAACATTGCCTACATCCGGTACTCTAGCAGTAATCGGCAATCCACTGAGTCAGTTTGCAGCAACCACCAGTTCACAACTAGCTGGCGTGATCAGCGACGAAACTGGATCGGGTGCATTGGTATTTGCCACAAGTCCAACTTTTACTACTAGCTTGCTAACTAATAGCACAGCATTGTCGGTGTTCAATACCACCGCAACAACAGTAAATGCATTTGGTGCGGCCACAGTAATAACAATGGGTGCTGCGTCATCAATGGTAACATTTGGTGATGACATAACTGTAACCGGATTAACAAAAGCAACGCAAGGTGTACAGTTTGGAGCAACTGATTCTTTACTATACGAAAGTGCAAGCAATGTAGCAACTTTAAGAATAGGCGCAGACGGACCGTTTATCAGCTTCTCAGACAGTGGGTCAAATGTTGCAACACTAAGCAATACATCAGGACCACTGACTATTGCAACCGGTGCAAGCAATGGTGCAATTACACTAACGCCTAACGGAACAGGAAATGTTATTGTTTCTAGCGGTAACCTTGGAATTGGTACAGGTAGTTCTCCTGCAACAAAACTAGATGTTGTTGGATCTATTACTGCTAGAGCTGCTGCAACACAAGATGGTGTAATACTTGCTGGTAGAGCTGGCGGAACAAGTACTTACGCAGTAACAATTACACCTGCTACATTGGGTGCGAACAGAACTGTTACATTACCAGACGGAGATGTAACTTTACAAGCCGGTACCATGGCTACTACTGGCGGCACACTTGCACAATTTGCTGCAACCACCAGTTCACAACTAGCTGGCGTGATCAGCGACGAAACTGGATCGGGTGCATTGGTATTTGCCACAAGTCCAACATTAGTTACTCCTACTCTCGGTGTTGCATCTGCAACAAGCATTAACAAAGTTGCAATTACAGCACCGGCAACTGGATCGACATTAACTATCAGTGACGGTAAAACTCTAACAGCAAGTAATACACTGACATTTACTGGCACTGATAGTTCAAGTGTTGCGTTTGGCGCAGGTGGCACTGTAACTTATACTACTAATAAACTTTCAGTATTTGCAGCAACCACATCTGCCGAATTAGCAGGCGTTATATCTGACGAAACTGGATCGGGTGCATTGGTATTTGCTACAAGTCCAACTTTCACCACTGGTATTGATGCTGCCAGCACAACTATGGCACTGTTTGATACAACTGCAACAACTGTAAATGCATTTGGTGCAACTACTACACTTAACTTGGGTTATAATGGCACTGCTGCCAGCACAACAAATATCTCAACTGGTGCAACAGCAACCGCTACGACTAAAACAATTAACTTAGGTACTGGTGGTGCAGCTGGCTCCACTACTACAATTAATATAGGAGATGCAGACGGTGGATCAACTGTTGTTAACTCTCCTAGTCTCATTGTTCCTGGAAACCTAAGTGTTGGACAAAACATTCTTGCCACAACTGGCCCAATTTTAACACTTGGAACATTAGTTGGCGGCGGCACTGGGTATATGAATGGTACGCATACTAATCAATTGTTAACTGGCGGCACTGGTGCATATATGTTAGCAACGGTGGTAGTTGCGTTGGGGGTTGTTACTGGCATCACACTTACATGGGGCGGCCATCGTTACACCGCTGCTGATGTTCTTACTGTTCCATCGTTGACAACAACATTGGCGACTACTGTTACTAGTGGAAATGGCACTACAGCGACAATATCATTTGCAGCACAAGCCGCAGCACCATTCGAGGTTGGATCACAGATTATAGTCGCTGGGGTAACTCCGGTCGGATACAACGGCACATTCACTGTTACTGCATGTACAACCACCACTGTATCCTATGCAAATGCCACAACTGGTGCGCAAACTGTTGCCGGTACTGTTAAAATGGGCGCAGCACTTACAAGTTCAACAATTCCAGTTGCAACTATTCAAGGAAGTGATATATACGTATCATCAACAATTTCAGCCGACATCGGCGCAAGAATTCGTTTAGAAGCAAACGACACGTCGACAGCGATAGGCCAAGAATACGGCGCAATAGTGTTTGGTAGTAGAGATGCTGGGACGCAGGGATCAGGAGACGTTGGTTTAATACGTGGTGTTGCGGTTAATACAACTGGTGGTAGTGAGATACAGTTCTGGACAGCAGACAACGCAACTGCCCCTAATTTGTCAGCAGTAGTTACATCTGGTGGTAACTTTAGGATGTATAATGCTGCCGGTACCTTCTATTCAGAATTATCAAATTCTCCTACAGTAAACAGAACTGTTACCATTCCAGACACAACATTTACCGTGGCCGGCATCAACATTGCTCAGACAATTTCAGCAACTCAAACTTTTTCAGCAGGCGGCATTGTATTAAACGATAACATTACATTACAACTTGGTACTGGTGGTGAATTTGACTTGTTCCACAATGCTACTAACAACATTATCAATATGACACTTGGTAATTTGTTAGTACAAGATACCGCAGTTACTAGATTTACTTTTGCTAGAACAACTGGTGACTTTACAGCAACTGGCGAAGTTACTGCTTATTCAGATATTAGATTTAAAGACAATATCGAAGTTGTTGCAGATCCTTTAACCAAGATTCTAAGTATACGCGGTGTAACATACACTCGTAAAGATTTAGAAGATAAAGAAACTAGACATATGGGCGTTATTGCACAAGAAGTTGAACAATATTTCCCAGAAGTTGTACACACTACAGAAGACGGTATTAAAACTGTTAACTACGGTGCTATGGCAGGTGCGTTTATTGAAGCGTTCAAAGAGCAACAAAAGCAAATTGATGAACTACGTGCAATGGTTCAAAAATTAATAAAAAAATAAGATAGCCAAATTTATTGGCTATCAAACTTGACAATCATAAAATATTATGTTAGAATAATGATTAAATATAGGAATTGTAAATGGCGTTACCTCCAACTGGTAGTACAATAAGATTATATGCCGATATCTCAGTTTATTTCGGTGGCCCGTCAGTTACAGTTTCTTTAGGAATTTTAGGAACTTATATAGGCATTGCGACTGGTAATAACATAACAATGAGTTCTACATTTGGCGGAATATAAAAAGGATATATTATGATTACACAATACGAAATTGAACATGTTTTATTGGCTAAAGATTATAGCAAGGCAAGAAAGTTATTAAAACTCGAAGCTATGTTAATTGATGATGCAGTTAAAGAAAAAATCAAAGCAGTTGTTTTAAATGGAGAATCGTTTGAAACAGTTATGAGCAGAATGGAAGCTGATGATCGAATTCACTGGATTACAGTTTTAGGTAAAAAAGCCGCTGCGGATCTTTTAACACTGGGTAAAGTGCAACCCGAGACCATGCTGGAGATGTCCTCCTTGCCAGAGGTTGATTTTAAAGAAGTTGTTAGAATTGCAACGTCAACAGCAAGAAAACTCAACGAAATAACCATAGAAGTAGAAAGAGATTTGTCGGTTAATACAATTCATAATTCTGTTGTATAATGAAAATAGCTATATGCATTCCTGCTAGAGATACCGTACATACAACATTTACACAATGTCTAGTTAATTTAACAAAAAAATTAACCAAAGATAATATAAACTTCGAAGTTGTTTTTAATTTAGGCAGTGTTATATCACAGCAGAGAAATGAATTAGTTGACAGTGCGTTGTTAATTGATGCTACTCATATTCTTTGGCTTGACAGTGATATGCATTTTCCTGACAACGTATTTTACGAATTAAATAAACACAACAAAGATATTGTAGCAGCCGCATACAGTACAAGAGTAAAGCCTCAAAAATCTGTCGCATTTATTGATAAAAACGATCTTTCTAAACGATTGCCAGTGTTTAATTCTGGCATAGAAAAAGTTTTTGCTGTAGGAATGGGTTGTGTTTTAACAAAAATACAGGTGTTTGCTGAAATTCCAAAACCTTGGTTTTTTCATGTATGGAATCAAGATACACAGGATATTTCCGGCGAAGATATTTACTTTTGTAAACAAGCAAATGACACAGGTTTTGAAGTATTTGTTGATTGCTTATTAAGCAATCACGTTGCACACTATGGGATGAAAGCTTACTTACTTGATGAAACAAATGAACGCAGTTGAAAAGTTTAATAGATTTTCAAAAAAAATTTACAATGGTCAAGATGTTTTAAAAAATCAAATATTAACAAAGCATCCTGTTTTATTTGTAGACGATACATCAGACTATTCAATATTAAAAAAATATCAAGAATATAATTTTGTCTGGCTAGTTGACAAAAAAATAAATTTGTTACACACATTTCCTCTGTGGTTTACACCTAAAGAAACAGATGCAATTCACCTATTTCCATATGTAAATAAATCCAAATGGCATGTTAAAAGTTGGAACATGACTAAATTGGTACCAACTAATGCCGAAGCAAATGTTACTATAAAACACAACAACATCTGCGGTATACACGATACCTACTGTGGCAAAGACGTGTACGATATGTTTTTTATAGGAAACATAAAGTCTGAGAGTTATAAAAAATTAATAGAGAATTTCCCTCAAACACAATTGGCGAAATCTCATGCCGAAGCAGCACAATTGTCTGCAACTGATTTGTTTTGGTTGATTCCAGATGATGTAATTATAACAGATAGATTTCAATTTAACTACGAGCCAGACGACTGGAGTTTAGAAATCATACACGTTTTTAAAAACGGAATAAATGGTCAATTTGACGGAGTTGCACTTTTTCCAAAAAATTCTAACCCAACTGCTAAAGAATTAAATTATAGATTTTATGCATCAAAAAAAGAAGTAAATGTAGTTGCATCTAATCCTATTCTATTTGAAAAATATAACTTTAAAAATTACAATGAATATCTTTACGCATTAAAAAATTCAAAAACTGATAGTTTTTGGTTTATACCCAACGACATAGAAATAGCAGAAGATTTTTCTTTTACTGAATACTTTGACAGATCTATTAATCATACTTTTTTAAATGGAAACCACACAGACGGTATTGTGTTGTTTAGTAAAAATTCTCCTGTAACAGAAAAAGAATTTTTGTCTAGAAATTATTTGCAAAAAAAAGAATGGCCGATTGTTGCAAGTTTTCCTAAAAAATATGAACAATTTAAAATTGATAGCTATCAAGATTACTTGGATGCAAAACAAAAGGCTAAAACCAATATGTTTTACGGAATTCCCAGCAATGTTAAACCAAGCGATTCTTTTAAATTTGACATTTATTTTTCTTATAACAACAATTTTGATAATAATATTACACATGTTTTTCTAAATGGTTCGCAATACAACGGAATTGCACTGTTTAGTAAAAATAATAATTTAACAGAAAATGAAATAAATTATAAATTTTATATAGAAAAAAAAGAATGGCCAATACTTGCAAGTGTCCCACATAATGCAAATCACGACATTTTAATAAATGATGCATTTTCTGCGTGGGCTGCTGGTTTTATCGAAACAACCAAGTTAGCAGGCGATTTACATTCAAATGGAAAATTAAATGTCGACGTTAAAAATCAAATCAATATAAATTGCAGCGAAATAAAAAATATTCCGTTTGCTGAATTTTATATGATTGGATCAAAACAAGGAAAAAACTTTGGGTTAGAAAATCTAGGAGAACCCAAAAATCTTTTAAAAATAAACGATCAGCTGTGGCTTAAAGATCAGTTTAGCCAATTAAATCAATTAGTTTAAAAACTGTTTCGAGTTTTTGTTGATTTGTTTTACTTCTTAGTGTATTGGCCAATCCAGTGTGCAACGGTTTTGGCCATTTTCCAAAACTAACCCAACAGTAGCCATCGTGCTCGTTGTTTAACACAGGTATAAATTCTTCCTGTACAACACACAAGTATGTGTGAAATAAAAATTGTTCATCATTGCTGATAAAAGTTTCTAAAGGTATAGTTTTTTTAATTTCAGGAAGCAGACCTATTTCTTCTTGAATTTCTCTACGCAATCCTTCCCAAGGTGTTTCGCATCCTTCGTTGGTACCGCCAACTAAACCCCATACATTGTTCTGTTTAGATTGTGTTCTATGTAATAATAAAAATCTATTTGTACTTAGAGTATAAAACAAAGCACCGGAGCATACAATCTTCTTCATAACATTAATTATGTTTCTGGAAACAGCATCCACCCACCTTGTGAAAATTCGCCTTCGTAACTTTTTGTCCAATATTCACCAGTCCACTTGTATTGCGAACCAGTTGCTAAATTGATAATGTATATAGGATTTGTAGAATTTGCTGCACTAAAAATAATTGACCAATCAGCACCGTCATATTCAACTATATCGTTTTCTCCTGCAACAAGATCTCCAAAAGGTGAATCTGTTGCTTTCCATCCATCGGCACCGTCATCATTGATTGCATTACCAATTTTTCCCAACAGCATAACACGCAAGCCCGAAACAAGTCTAGTGGTAGGGTTCCATCTCAATGGATCAATGATATAATCGATACTTGTATAACTGCTTGGGTTTCTTGCTGGGCCTGGCAACACCGTATTACTAGGCAGTGTATCACTGTCCCAATCAACAAATAACTCGCTGGGTTTAAGAGGATTCACTGTAACATAACCGACTATATAACTTCCATCATCTTTTAATATTCGTATTTGGCTTATACCGGGCTTATAGCATCCAGGATATGCATCAAACAACGAATTCCAATTCATGCTACCTATAGTACCTTTGTCTATTACGTAGGCTTTGTTACCGATTATATACAGTCCTAAAGACAGCCAAGTACTGTTCGTTGATGATGACCCGGGCTGTCTAGGTCTAATTTTTCTAGTGACTCGAATATCCATTTCTCCAGTACCGTCATTTGGAAACTGTCCATCGTCGACAATTCTTTCTACAACACCGTCGACGTTTGTTGTTTCTCTTTCTTCTACAATTTCAAAATTACTTCCATCCAACAAATTGGTAGGAGTGCTTATACCTAGGTCTATGCTTCCTTGATTTTCGTTGAAGATACTGGTGATAATATTTGTAATAACACCCAGTCGTTTTACTTTTGCTGGAGGAGAAATGTATATAGGTGTTGAAAACGCAAGAGTTGCTATGTCTATTTCACTTTCTAAACCTACTGGTATAGATCGATTGCTGAATTCTATTCTATCTAAATTGACCACAGTCAAACTGGTCCAGTCGATAAAATTATCGGTAGTTTGTATTTCTAAACTAGGATGAAATAATGTTAAAATTTGTTCAACAATTTGTAATTTTTGATCAGTGTTGCTGCTCCAAATATCTACGTTTACTGACAGATTATAAGGACTTGGCATAAGTCGTTCTACTGTATAGTTACGCCCTTGTGTGTTTAGATATTCTTGTCCGGATTCATCAACGGCTCTTTCTCTAATGTGAACTTTACTTACAAATGAAGAATCGCTGGTGCGTGTTCTATCCATTTCGAGACCTGTTATATAAACTGACATTCTTGGCACACTGGGCAATTTATTTTCTGAGTTGTCTTTGATAATAGAAGCAACTTGACGAGTTAAATCTCCGTACAGTATAGGAATCTGTTTAATATCACCGTCGGCATCCTTATACGAAAAGTTACTCATCAAACGTATTATCTGTGTTAGATATCTTCTAATTTGTCCGTCATAAAAATGTAACATTAATTATCTGCCCTTGGTCTTAATGCTTTGCTAAGGCTCTGTCTTTCAACAACTTCATCATTGCAAATAGTGCTTGAATTTGTATTGTTGATAAATGTGCCTCTTTGTGTTTGTCTTGTGTTTGTATTTGATAAAGTATGTCTAACATTATCTTCAACTTTGACCCAGCGTGACCCGTCAAATCTAAAAAGTCTATTTGGCATAAAATCTGTGCGTAAAAAGTAATCGCCTTTGACAGCACCTGTTGGAAATGTAATACCGCTTCCAAAGGTCTCTCCGTTGGGCGCTAACCCGTCGCCTAACAGATAACCAGTGTATCCTGAGCGTTCAGGTGTTTGATTTATTCTGTCGGCCATTTCATTTTGTGTTGATGCATCCAGTGATGATAAGTCTGCGGTAACCAGCTCAGTTCTTCCATTTTGATCCACTTGCAATGTATAAAAGTGGCTGGTATCGTATCCGCTTAATCCAGCATCTGCTTCTGCTTGTGCAATCACAGCATTGTTGATTTGCATATCTTTTTCGTATGTGCTTAATACATCGCCCAATGTTGTATTAGAGCCTTCTTCTATAGGCAATTCAAGTATGTCTTTGTATTCTTGAGAAGCAGTGATTTGTTTTAATTTTAGTCTATACAAATGTGGATACCAAGTAACGCTGAATCCTTCAGCTGCGCGAGTAACTTCTTCTATTACAAAATATCTTTTTAAAGCAACTGCATAATCGTTTGCGGCATATTCATCTCTTAAATGTGGCAATTCAATAACGTCTCCAGACATTAGTTTTCGTCCAATGGTTTTTACACTTGAATTAATATGCACAGTTACAAATAAAATGTCGTTGGATAAAAATAAACCAAATTGAGAAAGATTAAAATCATAATCTTGTAATTGATAACTTCCTCTAATTTGATAAACATCTGGGTCGTATTTTCTATCTCTGTTTTCTAGTAGCAACAGGTCTTGTATATTTGTTTCTTTTATTACATCGTATTGTGGCTGATCAGCAGTTGCATTTTCAGCAGTTGGATTTTTTGGTCCAAGATACTTGTGAACAAATAAATCTGTGCCGCCTACAGAAAATTGTTCATTGATAATTTTATCAAAAAATTCGTAGTCGTTACTTTTTTCGGGTCTATATAGAGAGAGTCTTGGCATATTATATTTATTATAAATACATGTGGAGAATGCTCAATGGACAAGAATTTAGTAACATACAAACAAGACGTTTTTGATTATATACATGCTATGCTGGGCGGCGGCATGGTAGATGTTGAATTAGACCCTATTCATTACGAAACTGCATTAAACAGAGCGTTGAGCAAGTTTAGACAAAAAAGTGGTAACAGTGTTGAAGAAAGTTATGTAACTTTAAAATTGATAAATGACACCAACGAATATATATTACCACAAGAAATAATCGAAGTAAGACAGTGCTTTAGAAGAAGTGTGGGTAGTAGAAGTGGCGGCGGCGATGGCAGCAGTTTATTTGAACCATTTAATCTTGCATACACAAACACCTATTTACTAGCCGGTTCTGGAATGGGTGGACTATTAACATACGAATTGTTTGCTCAACAACAAGAACTGGTAGGCAGAATGTTTGGTAGTTTTATTGAATTTGTTTGGAACCCGCCTTCTAGAAAACTCACTCTGCTACAGCGTCCTAGAGCAGGTGAAGAAATTTTGCTGTTTTGTTACAATTATAGACCTGATAGCGAATTGTTAATAGACTACCTTGCCAAGCAATGGATTAAAGATTACGCACTTGCTACATGTAAGTACATGTTGGGAGAAGCAAGAGAAAAATTTGCAACGATTGCAGGACCTCAAGGTGGCACAAGTTTAAACGGTACTGCACTTAAGGCAGAAGCAAGTGCAGAAATTGAAAAACTTGATAACGAAGCAGCTCTTGCAGTGGCCGGCGGATATGGATACAGCTTTTTAATTGGATAACCAATGTCAAAAAAATATGATGTTAAAATAGATAGAAACTGTAAACAAAATATAAATTACAATGGAAATCTATTTAGAGAACATTTTATTGATTTTTTAATTAAAAAAAATTCGTGGACGGTTGGTGTTGAAGTAGGAACAAGAGTTGGAAGAACACTATTTCATCTTTTGGATAACAATCCTCAGTTAAAAATGTACAGCGTTGACAAAGATATTAGTCAATATTATAATACTAAAATTAAAGAAAAATACAAAGATAGATTGATTGTTCTTGAAGGGTTAAGCTGGGAACAATCGTCCAATATAAATGAAAAAATAGACTTTGTGTTTATTGATGCTAGTCATACATACAAAAATGTAGTGAAAGATATAAAAGCATATAGCCCATTATTAAAAAACACAGCAGGATTATTAGGGCATGATATAAACATGTATCCTGTACAAGATGCAGTAGTTGATTGCGGATTTAAATATTTAATAGGTCCTGATAACGTTTGGTTGACAAGTTTTTAATTTTCTGTTATAAATTAAAAAAGGTTAATGTAATGAGTTTACTTCCAAAGTTATTAATTATCGGGCATGGTCGACATGGAAAAGATACAGTTTGCAAAATTTTAAAAGACACATACGGATTTAGCTTTGAATCTAGCAGTCAATTTTGTTCTAAACTTTTCATTTATGATCAATTAAAGGAAAAATATGGATACGCTGATGAAGAAGAGTGTTATGCTGACCGGCATAATCACAGAGCAGAATGGTATGATGCTATCTGCGCTTATAATGTTCCTGATGCAGCTCGTCTAGGCAGAGAAATTTTTACTGCGCATGACATTTACTGCGGTCTTAGAAATAAACGTGAATTTTTTGCTATGAAAAACACCGGAGTATTTAACTTTGCTATCTGGGTAGATCGTAGCGACCATTTGCCTTTAGAATCAAAAGACAGTATGAGTCTAGAACAATGGATGGCAGATTTTACTATTGACAACAACGGGTCGTTAAATGATCTCGCATTTAATACTAAACAGCTTGTAAACAATATATTAAACTAGCACTTTTAACTGCTAAAATACAGTTTTTTCCGGTGGTTTTGCTAAATAATAATAGCAACGAAATCCACAAGGAGAAAACATACAATGGCATTAGTATCACCGGGCGTACAGGTTAGCGTAATCGACGAGAGTTTCTACACTCCGGCCGAACCTGGTACTGTACCCCTTATTTTTGTAGCAACAAAAGAGAATAAAACAAATCCGGGAAATACTGGCATTGCGCCCGGTACACTGAAATCAAATGCAGGAAAAGTTTATTTGATTTCAAGTCAAAGAGAACTTTCGGAAACATTTGGCGATCCACTATTTTATACTGACGCAAATAACAATCCTATTCACGGTGGTGAACAAAATGAATACGGCTTACAAGCTGCTTATTCTTATTTAGGTGTTGCAAATAGAGCATACATTGTTAGAGCAGATGTTGACTTAAATTCAATAACTGCAAGTAGTACACCTGTTACTGGTGACCCAACTAATAATTCATACTGGTTTGATACAGATGCTTCTTTTTACGGTGTATTTGAGTGGAACGGTGCTGCAATTACCACAACCAACGGACAGAGCTTTTTAAACAAAGTACCATTGGTAATAACTGATACTACAAAAGTAGTCAATTACGCAGGCGGAGACTATACACCAAAAGGCAGCGTTGGTGTAATTGGTGATTATGCCATAGTTGCAGTTACTGATGTTAATACTGTTTGGTATAAAAATAGACTAGGAACTTGGGTCAAAGTCGGCACCCCAGAATGGAAAGCTAGCCATGCTATTGTTACTGGTGCAAATGCTAACCCAACATTGATTGTAGGCAGAACTATTACCTTTAGCTTGACCAGCGACAGTACTGGAAATCAATACAACGTAACTACATCGGGTACTACAATAACATTGTTGGCATCTGCTATTAACGCTA